TTGCGGCTATACCCTTTTTAATCCAGGCTGGGAATATGAAATCTGTTCCTGTTTTAGGTTCTCCAAAAGGAGTGATAATGTCTCTTAACATATCATCCACTGGTCCAAATGCTTTATCTCTACCAGAGAGTTGATAAGCAAATCCTACTGCTGGACCCATACCAGGGACTATAGGATTTACAGAACCAAATGCAAGGTTTAGTGATTGCACTGGTGCTGTGATCTGTAGTGCATCTTTTGCGCTGATGTTTTTACCAGCAAGAGCACCGAGAAAATTACCTACTACTGGCATTTTGAATCGTAACTGATCAGTCATTTCATCTTTATAGAGAAATCCCTGCTCGTCATCATATGACATATTAGAAATATCGTAGATAACATTTGAGCCTTCTTTTGTAGCAGAATCAAATGCTTTTGCAAACTTGTAGATAGGAACAGGATTAGACCATGTTAGTTCTGCCCACTTGCCAAGTGTATTATAGTGCGCTTGAGCAAACGGTGCTACCAAACGTGCTGCGTTAGCCCATTGCTTCTGCTTTGCAGCATCGTAGAACAAATTCTTAACACGGTTAGATGCCTGTTGAGCAGCAAGTGAATCTAGACTTTTAAGAGTAGCGCCACCTACGTGAACGTAGTTTGGATTTCTTTGGCGTTGCTTAAGAGTATTATTGATAACGCGAAGTGGACCAGGTACTCTAGGAAGAATTCTTCTTCCACCCTTTGATAGGGGTGCAAAAGCCCTGTTTGCTGTATTACGTAATTTAATAAGATCTTCTGTGCTAAGCATATCTGCATATCCAGCAACAAAGTCCCAATAACTTGCATCAAACTCTGGGCCAAAGTTAACTTTACTTTCGATTCTTGCTGATAGGTCAAAGAATGCATCAACCCATTCTTTACCCTTGCCGACTGCGCCTTCTCCAAAAACTGTCTTTTCATTCATAACTCTTACAAGTGATCCAGTTAGTTGCTCTGGCTTAAATACTGCTTCAACTTGCTTTATGAATGCTTTTTCTGCAGCAATAACCTGCTCAGATGTAAGACCTTTTTGGCGATATGGCGTTCTAAGTGTTACCGCTTTGCCACCTAATGTTGTGACGCTTGCCTCACCATTAAGAATGAGATCCAAGACTAGGTTACGCTGAGCACCTTGTCCTGCGAGTAGGTTAACTTGACCAATAATGCTTTCTGATTGTTTAGCATCAAATAGCCAGATAAACATATTATCTCTATTGATGTTATCTTTTACAACACCAGGACCTGTCTCCTTAAAAGGATTTTTAAGAAGTAGTTCACGTATGCCATCATTATCGTCATAGACTCCTGATAGGAACTCTTTTAACTTATTTCCTGGCTCATCAAATGTATCAATAAGATCGTCAATATACTGAGCCTGTGCTTCTGGAGTACCCTTTTCCATGACACGAATTACATCTGGAATAAATTTATCAGATGAGAATCGGTTTACAGTCCATGCAAGACCACGCAAGAAATCTGGATGTGTTTCTCCAACAACTTCATAGGTCTTAAATACTGTTGCTCTTCTTCCTGCTGATGCGTAATCACCAACAGATGACTTGCCTCGGGCCGTCAAAGCCTGACGTGCAATGATTGATTCAGAGAACGCAATCTCTGCATCTGTAGACTTAAAGAACTCGCCTAGGGCGTTTACGCCTAACTTAGAGCGAGTTGCAAGAGCCTTCTGTACCCAGTTACCATCTGGATTAGCAATCATCATAGAGATGAATCCAACAGGGTTGTTAAACAGAGTAAGATGTCCTGAGAAGAACTGACGCATTTGCATTTCTGCTACGTTGCGGAAAATATAAGCAAAACGGAAGACTAATTGAGATGTACGCCAAAGATCTCCTAGTTCTTCAACGGCAATTCTTGCTGATCGTGCTTTACCATAAATAGGAAGATTTAATTGTTGCTTTAGGATTGCCTGGGTTACGGCTCTTGAATCTGGAAGATTAATAACATCTTGCAATAACTGATGCTCTAATATGCCCTTTTCTAGACGAATTGACTTTCCGCCTGCTTCAACAAGTTGGCCGCCACCATTAGCAAGAGAAAGTTCAAGAGAGTAGTTTTTAAGAAGGGCTTCTTCTTTACCACTAATTTTAACAACTTCCTTAAGAGAAGTTAATATTTCCTTGTCTTCAATACCAGTATTCTTTGCTATTGCTTCTAGTAAGTTGCCGATACCGTTTGAAACGGCAGCAGCACGTTGTGCATTAGTTTCAGCAGCGAAAATGGCTCTCTGAGTATCGGCAATAATTCCATCTCTTGCTGTCTTTGAGATTGCTCCACCAAGTTTAGAGGTAACGGCAATTGAACTCATCCAGTCTTCAATACCTGTATTAAGTGCTGTGAGATCATTTAGATTAAACGCTGCTGAACGAATATAAAAACGGCCAAAGGCTCTGTTAATGTTTTCTGCCATACGGACGGCGTTCTTATTTACGCCAGGAATTAAACGAGCAACTGGATTGGCTGCAATTTTTACACCAGTACCAAGTGCTTGTTTAACGGCAAGTAGATCAGCGCCACTGCTTACTTGATTAAGTAATACTCTGTAAACATCATCTACTGTTGTAGCCTTTGAAAGTTCAAGAACTACTCTATCATCTAATTTGCGCTTAAAAAGATTACGCAGACGGACTACATCTGTTTCATCTGCAATAATCTTTGCTACTGGCTCAAACTGACGACCAAGCATAAATTTGAGGGCTTTATCCATATCAGGTGTATCTAAAACAGATCCCATAAAGTTATCTGTTAGACCAATCTGTGCTTGGATAGACTCTCTAAGCAGCATTGCTTCTGATGCTTCAAGTTCTAGTTTAAGAAGTCCGCGGATTCCGATATTGTTAGGATCTTGAATAAGTTCCTTGAGGATTTCTGGATCTCCGTTTGCTTTTTCGCGGAGTAAACTAAACCAGGATTCTTTATCTTCTAGATCAAGTTGCTTATTAAGAAGATCATCAAGTTCATTTTGACGAACTGCTAGATCATCCTTTGCGCCTTTAATTGAGTCCATAAGACGTAAAACGTTAGGGCCAAGATTGGTAGGATCTGCAAATTCTGCACTAGCAATTCCAATTTCAGCACGTGTGGCTGCAATTTTGGCGGTATTAGTAATTGCAACTCCACCAGAGCCACCGTAGATAGAACGAGCGTTAGTAAAGCCATCAACCTTCCAGATATCCTGTATAAGATCTGATACTCTAGTCATAACAGCAGGATTCTTTAGCGCTGCAATTTCACCAAGAAGAGTACCAAGACTCTTCCCTGCTCCTAGTTCATCACCAACAACAAACAAAGATCCTGTAAATCCATCAAGTGCTGCTGCTTCGTCACGAAGTCTAGTTGCTAGTTCATTGTATACTCTAAACTCTGGGTCTGCTGCGTTCTTGCCTAGCGCATCTAAGCGATCTGCTAGTTGAGCACGACGAAGACCTTCGGCTGTGCGTGTTGCTTCATCAGCCCCTGTAAAGTCGTCAGCAAGATCAAGTAAGTTGAATTCGTCTGCTGTATTCGCAGTAACAGCGTACTCATCTAAATAATGCGCTCCAGCAGTTACTTTGCCATACTGTGGAACTTCATCAAGAAGGATATAGCCATCAAAGAATCCACCAGTGTTTTTCATATCAGTAGACAATAAAGACATTGCCTCAGATAGTTCACCAGTTTGAGTCTTAGGATTTGTTACAAACCATTCAGAAATGCTTCTAGAAGAAAGAGTCTGCTTAGAAACATCATCTATTGGAGAAAACTCAAATCTCTTTGCATTATTGCTTTCAAAATTTAATAGTTTACGAGCAGTAGATATTTGACGATCAACTATCTTCTTTTCGGTAGTAATGATATCTAATTCTTTTTCCTTGAATTTTTTAGCAAGACGCTTGTATGGAGATGAAATCTTTTTGGTTGTTTTATCTCTAACAATTTGACCTGTTTTTTCAAGATCATCAACTGCTTCTTTGGCAAGCATATCAAATCCAGCCTTATTGACCTCTAAAACAGGCTTGGATAATTCAGTTGCTTTTGATGTTGCCTTAGCGGCTTTAGCACCAAGACCTACACCAATATAGGAAGAAGGATCAAGCCCAATGTTTAGTGTTGCGTCAACAATTCCAGAAAGAGTTTTATATGCATTTCCAGTAGGATTAAGACCAATAGAATTAAAAAGATTACGACCCATAGTAAAGGATTCGCCGTTAATCTGACCATATTTGGTCATAGCCTTAACTTGTTCTTTTCCTGCTTTGCTTTTAGGATCTACAAAAAAGCCAGATCCTTGACTAGAAAAGTTTCGTACAAGAGCGCCAAATGTTGTTGTTTCACTATAAGGAGTCATGCTTGTAATATATTCACGTGCTGAGATACCTTCACCACGCATAACTGCTAATGAATTTCGTGATTGAATTGTAAGCATGTCATAGGGTAAACGAAGCCCGGCAAAAAGTACACGCGTTCCCATTTTGAATGGATCGTAAACGCCCTCTTTTAATCCAAACTGAATATTTCCAAGAATACCACGATCAGGCTTAACTTCTTTTTTTACTTTATCAAGTTTGAAGGCATCCATTTTAAGAGCAGCAATACCATCGATAGTTGTAATTTTATCAATACCAGGAGTATCAGCATTAAGTCCCTGACGGACCATTGATACTACTAGGTCATTGCTCATTCCAGGATATTTAGAAGTAATTGCGTTAAAGTTAGAAAGTGCATCTGGAGTCAATGAAGCCATCTGAGATTGCATCATGCGCTGGAAAGGGCTTTGACGAGTTGCTATACTAGCCTTAACATAATCATTAAGGTTAGACATTAAGATTCCATTTCGTTATATGCTTCTACCATCATTAATAGGTGGCGGTTTTCTGGGTTAGCAGCCGCCATAGCGCGAATAAACATAGAGTCAGGGTTAACAGAATCAACTGGTGTTTGCTGTAGTTCTGCACCACCACCAGGTCCTCCTGCAGCGCCATGTGAAAGTGGCATGTTTTCTCTACCAGATGCAAAAGCATTTATTGACTGAACTGGTGGAATAACAGGTGTTGCGTCTGCGCTCATAGCGCTTGCTGTTGTTGCTACTGGTGCTCCTGATGCAATACCTTGCATCTCCGCACGTTCTCCGTATGCACCGCCAGAAGCGTTTTGAATCTTAGCGTTACGCTGAATCTTCTGGACCATGCCACGATCAACACGCTTTGAGTTTTTTCCGACTCCTGATACAGGTGCAATATTCGACATTTTTAGTCCTCATCTTCATCATCAATGTATTCGAGTGGATCCATTTTGTTTGGCATATCTTCTGGAAGCATCCAGTCAGGCCATGAATTACGATCCATCATAACTGTCATGCATACGTCTGTAGGAAATCCTGCGACGCGAAGTGCTTTGTAGTACTCATTCATTGCAATGCAATAAAGTTCTAGTCTTGAATAAGATTCATCGCGTACAGTTTTAACTGCTGCCTTCTTGATTGGCTTCTTACGCGCTGCCATCTTATCCTCCTAGTCCTGCTAACATAGTTGCTAAATCTGCTGGTGGTGCTGCTTGTTGAGGGACTCCACCAGAAGGTTGTCCAGGAGCGGCTGGGGATTGGGGAGCCTGCTCAACTGGGCCTTGTGTGCCTGGTGGAGCCATCTCTGGCTGTGCTGGTTGTTCAGGCTGTTGAGGCGGCGTGAACACTGCCAACGCAGCATCCTGTATGTTTTCTCCCCTAGTGATGCGATCAATCACATCGGCAATATTCTTAATAAGCGGTGAAGGATCTGCTCCTTGCGCTGCCATTGCAGGAATTGCTTGTGCAGTTGCTGTAATAGCCTGAGTAAGATTATCTTGCATTTTTTCTACAGTAATGCGTGTTTCTTCCATGCTTGTATTAACATTCCATGGTAGTTCTCGACGAATAAAGTCTTTGGATACAAGGTCTGCGCCTAGTGCCTGTAGTGAGAAGATCAATGCACGTGAAGGGTCTAATCCAGCCATCAAGCCATAGCGAACTTCAATAGAAGTGTCGCCATTTATGTCCTTGCTTGGCATGTACTTTAACTCGTACGGCGTACCCTGTGCTGTTCCTCTAACACTCTTTTCCTTGTCGAAAAGAACTTCATCCATCTCAAACGCTAATTGAAGTACATCCTCGAACACCTCAGCAAGGATGGTTTGACCAGCCTTGATCTGAGAGTCGAAAGCACCAAGTAGCGCCTGGACACCTTGACCAGTAATAATACTTGCGTCAATGTTTCCAGTTCTGCCCTCAGGATATCGAGCACCAAGTCGTAATTCTGATTGGAGTGCTGATTGCTCCTGAAAAGCAGCAGCGGGAATATCCAAACGGACACGCCCGACACCTTGTGGTTGAGTTGTACGGATAACTGCATCAGGACCCATAGGAAGGTCTAATACATCGCTAGGTACAACAAGTGGCGCTTGGATTGACTTTTCAGCCGCTTCCATTGCCAAGTTAGCGAAACGTGCACGAGCCATCTGTACGTAGATTACGTCATCAAATTGCCCGCGTGGTTCATCATCAATGCCAGGACGACGTGCAATACGCACAGTCATCTTGCCGAGAGGATTCTTTACGGTGCTAAGAATTAAATTATTGTTGTTTGGTAGGTAAAGAACCGTCTGGTCTTTATCCATGTACTTGATAAGTTCAATGTCGTTGCCTGTGTTTTCACCAAAGCGACCAAGAATATTGTTGGCAAACTCTGGGAACTCATGTGCAAGTTCATTAGATGTCTTTTTGTAACGCTTAGCGTATGCTACGCAGCGTCCAAAACGATCAAACTCTGGGTAAGATCCAATAGGATCTTCAACACGGATAAAAGGAATTCCTCCATCAAAATCTGGCTCTACGTGGATTGGTAGGAATCCGTATGAGAAGTACCAGTCTGCGCCCCAGTACATCTGTGACTGTAGACGTGAATGAGAAACATAGTTGTTGGCAATCATGCTGCGCTTATCAGCAAATTTACGAGCCTTGGCATCTGTAACTTTGACTGCGCCACAGTTAAATGATGGGAGTGGGGCTAGAACTTCTGCAAGATCGCGGGCTGCAACGTCGATAAAGTTAGCAACCATTGAGTATGGAAGTCCCTCAGGGAACAAGTCTGGAAAGATGCTAGCAATCTGACCCTTGCGAACAGCCTGAATTTGTGACATGCGAGAGTCACGATCAGAATGTAAGCGCTTGAGATTCTCAACGCGCTTAGCGATTCTATCAATATCTAATGCCATCGTTATTCCTGTTCCTCACCAAACTCATAGTCATTGACATTGAGTACATAGCGTTCTTGTTGTTGTTTACGAGTTGCCCACTTGTTGGGTATATGGCTCTGATTAGTTCTACCGATTGAGATAACTTCTTTGGCGCGTAGTTCACAGAACCAGAGCGCCATCACACAGTCGGTCTTGCCTTTAGTATTAGGCTCCCAGGTTATTAATTGCTGGATCAGAGCCTTAATCCCCTCCGAACCTTCCACTGCTGGAAGTTCCATGAGGTTGTCGTTATTAAATG